TTTATCTTTCGCCGATGTATTGGCACTTCCTAAACGGCTCATACGTGATGAAACAAGTCTATCTTGTGCCAGTTGTCTTTTATTTGCTGATTGTGCGTAAGATAACTTACCGTTATCAATTAAAATCGGTACTTGTGCAAATGTATCAATCGTAAGTGATTCATTTAAAAATGAACCTCTATCCACGATAATTTTACCATTTGTGAGTTTCACAGGAACCTCAACGTCTGCTGATTTATAACGTTCAGGATAAACTTTAATTTCGTTATGATAACCAATAATGGAACGTGTACGTAATTTTAAACCTGTATCACGTCTGATAAAACCTGCGTCTAGGAACAAACTCCCATTCGCCCAATCATATAACTCGATTGTCATATATTCATTACGACACATATGGGCATGTTCTTTCGGGTCGAAACCAATCGTTTTACACAATTGATTGAATGAGATTTCAATGTTTGTCATATTCATTCGATTACTTATTTTACCACTTTTTAAAGTATATATTTTTCCTATATCTTCTTTGGTCTTAATTTGTTCTAAATCATCATTATCTATAAATAAACTTGGTATCAGTTGTATTTTTTGGAAGTTTTGCGTAATCCACGGGAAGTCTGCCAATTTATCCATAATACTATTAAAATCTTCATATTTACATAAGTATAAATCAACGGGACTGGTAATCTTATCATATATTGTGCCTTTTGAAGATGAAATTCTAGGGTGGTCTTCATCACCAAATTTTTTTCTTAAATCGGCGCTTGATTGCCATAAGACATAGTTACTGCCGAAACTTTGATAATAGTTGGCGATGTATTGCTTATCACTCATTTTAAGCACATCATCATTGGTACGTAAAGCTTGTAATTGTTGTTCGTAACTTTTATTTGATAAGTGTTGTCTATCTATATTGACACGACCTACTGTTTTTTCTAATGTATCCCCTTGTGTAAATGTCATAACGGTATCAATCACAAGTGAGAGTTTAACAACTTCATCGTTGATATATTCAATATCCATGACAAAGGCATAATAACGTCTACCCGGTTCAAACTCACTGACAAAGGTACAATAATTAATCCCTTGTGCCTCTTCCCAACTGATATCAACTCTTAATTCTAATCGGTCACGTATAAAGTTAAATTTACTTTCAAATTTAAATGTAGAAAAATGACCGTCTTTTAAAAAATAATTGTCTCTTTCTTCATTTGATTTAAAATGTATGGTATTTTGAAAATCGTTTAACGGTGTATTATATATCAGAACAATATCAGCTACATTATGATACTTGTTACTCTTTTTATTGTTGATATTATCATAATCTCTGACAACCATTTTTTAAACCTCCTCAAAAAATAAAGCCCCTCAAAACTGAGGGGTATTTAATTATTATTTTCCTTCTAATTTTTTTAAACGTCTTTCAATATCTTCAATGCCTGTGATTTTTTTATAATCACGTCCGACACGAACATAAACATTGTTTTTGGTATCACTGATTAAATCATTTTCTTCATTGGTAAATAGGGGTACACGTTTAATGTCTCTGACTTGTCGTATAGCTCTTACAAATCGGTTAGCCATAAGTCACACTCCTTAATAGTCACTAAATTTTACTTGTAATGAATGATAAGGGATATTGTTAATTTTGAGTGTAAATATATGAATATGTTCGTATTTTGATGTATTTACACCAATGCTTGTATAATTGTTGTTCACTTTATCAATCGTATAGTCATCAGTTTGAGCAAGATAATGCGTTTTTCCTAATTTTCCGTCTTTATCCATTTCTTTTTCTGAAATAGAAATATTGATGTCATCCATAGGCATAATAGAGTAAATATCAAAGTAAACATGGTCTTTTTTGTTAGCTACATTTTCAGTTACATTTGATGAAACACTGTAGAAGTTTGCTATATTTTCTTTCAATTGCTTCATATTTTCTAATGTCTGACTTTCTTCTAAATCAGATTGAATAGCTTCAACTGTTTTTTTGACTTCATCAATTTCAGATTGTAATTTATCTTGTTTATCGTTTTCTTGAATGGTATCAAGTGTATCAGATAATTTGTCTAATTTTTCTTGTACTTGGTCTCTGTACCATTCTTCATTGTTTTTAAATGTATCTAAATCATATCTGAGTGATTGTAGTTGTTCTGTATGTTCGTCTGAAATCTCTTTCAAACGTTTCGCTTTTTTGGTTAATGTATCAACATCATCATCGAGTTTTTCTAACATTTTATCTTGACGTTCGTTTTCATTATTTAAATAAATCAACATGTTTTGTGTGTCATCTTTGAATTGGTTGTAATCTAATACATGATTACGGAATTTTTTCTCTAACTCTGGTAAACCTGTGATACGTTCGTATCTTCGTCTTAATCTTACATAAACATCATCATTGACATCACTTAATAAATCATTTTGTTCATTTGTGAATAAAGGTTGTTTGTCAATATCTCTAATTTCTCTAATACTTCGATTAAATCTATTTGCCATAAACTTTGCCTCCTACCATTTTTGGTGCTTGTCGCCAACCGTCGCTCGTTCTCACTCGGTTGTGACCTTTGTCTTTTTGTTTCATTGTAGAAAAGTTTTCGTAACTCGTATCTTTCCAGTTTGAACTTTTCCTAATTGCTATAAATCTTGATTTCTTACTCAATTATATCACACTTTCTTTTATGTGTATTTGTTAACTAAAATCATTGGGTCAATGCTATCTGGGTGGTTATATAAGTAACCTTTGCCTTTGTTAACTTGCCAATGTAAGTGAGGACCTGTAGAGTTACCTGTACTGCCTACATGTCCAATCAATTGTCCTTTTTTAACGGTTTGACCTGTTGAGACTTGTCTATCATTCATGTGCATAAAGATATGTGTATACTGACTACCGTCCCAAATTTGTACTTCATTGCCACCACCTAAATTACTAAACCAACTTTTTATCACTGTACCGTCAACGGTTGAATGAACGGGTGTGCCTGCATTCACTGCATAGTCAATGCCTGCGTGTCCGTTTGCTTGCCAACCTCTTGAAATAGGCCAATCTTTAAATGGATAGTAAAAATTCACTTCTTTTGAAGGTTTATCACTACTTCCACTATGGCTAGGATTTGACGGTTTGTCATCTTTTTTATCGTCTTGAGGTTTGTAATCGTTTTGGTCGAGGGCTTGCCAGTCTTTACTAATACGTATAGCCATTGGAATGTATTTAGGAGGATTAGGGTTTTTCAATGCAATTCCTAGTACGATTGTACTATTTGAATATTCGCCGTCTGGATAAACGGTTTTGATTTTCATTTGTGTACTTTTTGATTTTTGTTGAGGTTCAATCGTTTCATTAAATGATACTTTTTTAAGATTGGACTTGCTATATTCTTCATTTGTTCGACCGTTCCAATCGTCAATGATTTCGCCGTTAATAGAAATTGTTCTATGCACTCGTACCCCTGCACCTGCAAAGTCGGTCAATTTACCGTCTAATAATTCGAGTTGAACATAACCTTTAACTTTAATATTACCATTGGATTGTTCCTCTTCATCTTCAACATGCACGCTTTCAATCATGAAACGGGTAGACGCCCATTTTTCTTGGTTTTGTCCGTATTGAATATATATTTTATCTCCATTGATACTATTAAAATAATCAACACTTGCTCCACCACTCCACCAATTAGATTTGGCACGACTGCCTGCCCATGCAGGAACAGTCGAACCTTTATCAACAATATTAGATGAAGTTGATACATCAAATAACTTCTCTAGTTTTGCCATATTTCCACCTACTTTTCATATCCGACAACAATGTCAAATTCTGTTTTGCCTTTGTTTGTTCTGATATATGTTGCGCCGTCAGGTTTATTTGTAAAGACGTTGATATTACCTGTTGCAATGTCACGACCTTTATTAAATTTGAATTTGTCGAGGTCTTTGCTATCAACGGCACCACTGTCGTATAAATTATTCACGATTTTTTGTAGTGCGTCTTGTAAGGTATCCAATTTTTTTTCGATACCGTCCATACGTTTTGCTAAATCGTTGATGAAATCAACAAGGTCATGTAAGAAACCATTAAATCGTGCTAAATAATCATAATAACTTTTGGCGTTGGTATTATAGTCTGCAATATCATCATAAAAAGGCTCTCTATAAATGCCTCTTCTATATCTTGGATAACCGTATCCATCTTCATAATATGGAAATCGTCTCATACTTTAACCTCTTTTCACTTTTGTTAATTTGCCCCATAGGTTTTTCTCATTTAATATTTTTTCGTGTTTGTCCTCAATTTTACCAATTGGCATATAGAAATCTTTGTTGCTAGAACCTTTGGCTTGATATTTGAAGCGTATCCACCATAGTTTCGCTTGTTTATCTTTAATAATTTGGTCAAATTTTACATATTGGTTCGGTTGTATATAAGAATTTGATGGTACTTCTTTTGCCCTTAGTCCGTAATTGTAACGAGGTACAATTGGCAATGTATTTGTTTTATATGCTGTAAATGTACCTTTCCAATTGTATTTAGTAAACTTATTATCACTCAATTGAGTTTTCTCTGGTGTTTTGCCACCACCCGCATAATGTTTGACACGTTCAATAAAGTAATCAATCAGTTTTAATTGATTCGCTCTTGTATTCGGTGCATTCACACCAACGTGTATATCCCAACTACGATGTGGGCAAGAAGTAGAAAAATATTCACGATGTAAATGCACTGTGTTGCGATTGATTGGTAAGTTGTAAGATTTCATCACATCGGCTACGACTTTGAATGTTGCTTCTTCGTTTTTTAAGAATGTTTCATCTGAAATGTGATTAGGGAAACTTTCACACACTTCAAAACCAATCAAATGCCCGTTGGCGTAATTGTTACCACAATGCCACTCTACATAGTTGGTAGGGTGGTACCATAGCACATCGTTACGGTTAACGTATACAGAAGCCCAACCTGCCGTATAGCTTCCATTTTGTTCACGTGTGTATAACCAATTCAAATATTGTTTCGGTGTCATACTACCGTAATCATTATGAATCACGACACCGTCAATACTGGGTTTCGGTTGTGTGAGTTTACGTCCTTTAATATGATTTGAATAAATATTTGCCATTGTTTAACCTCCTTACCAAATTTGTAAAAAACATTTTTGGTCGAATTTATTCATGATTCTTTCTTTCATTTCGAATACTTTATCTAGGTTGTCTGGATTAAATGTTCTATTTTCACTATTTGAATTCGCTTTACTATTACCTTGACTTTGTGTTTTATTAACATTGTTTGTATCAGCATAATTTAAATCATCATCAGTTACATTTAAGTTTACTTCTGTTTGAGGTAGAGTAGCTTCTAATCCTCTGTAATCTGATGTCTGTTTTGATTGTTCGTCACTGTGTGTTTCACTTGTTGCTTTATTTTCTATAAAGCTATCAAGTTGTCCGAATGTATAATAAATGTATTCTGAATACTGAATAAATAAAGTCACAACTTGCGATTGAAATGCTTCAAGTGTTTGTCTCCCTATTTGTCTATCCATGAAACGATTAGTAAAGGCTTCTTTGAAATTACGGTCTATGGTTTTATCAGGATATGAACGATTACCAAAGAAATGTTTTGTCACAATGTCGTATACATCATCATCGAATTTTGCTACTTTTTCAATAAAAGCGTATTTGTCGTCAAAAAAGGTTAATCGACCGTCATTTATAAATTCATTCTCGCCTCTTTTAATAAGCTCGGAACGTAAAATATCCATGAGTGTTGTCGTATGTTTACTCATTGTTATTGTCCTCACTTTCTAATGTCGTTATGTTAATTTTACTAATCGCCTCATCATCGTAATAGGGGAATATATCCAAATTAAATCTTCTATTTAATTTCTTAAATGGTTCACGACCTCTAATATAAATATTACTGTTTGATGTTGTAAATCCTCTGTTACTTTTAGCCTCTGTATCACTCACGCCACTTTCTTTATCAACAGCAAGTGAATTGACACCTAAAAAGTTTGATAACTCACTTATTTTATTTTGATATTCTCGTTTCATTTGAACCAGTGCATTTGTCACATAATCACTGCCTAAATCAATAATATCTTCCTCAACATCAACGAGGTTAGAAACTTTTATAAATGGACTACCATTATAGAGTTGGTTGATGAATTGGTTTACTGTTTCATCGTTCACTTCACTTAAAAATATTTTACTGAATTTGGATTGCATAATCAGTGAAAAACGACTTAAAACGATTTCTGCTAATTCATCACAATAATGCTCTAATATTTCAAAATCATTTGTGAAATTAAGTGGTTTGTTATTAATCACAACAAAGTCGCCACTTTGACAATCATCATAATATTCAATTTCTAAACATTCATCAGGTATCAAATGTTCAGGAATAGTAAAATAAATATCTTTCTTTTTTCTTCTTCTGTAATTTGTAAAATCGGCGATGTTAGTGATGTTATAATATTGATTTTTATAATCTCTCACATAACCTAATATCATAATTCTTTGGTTTCTTGCTCGACCAACGACAACTTGATAGCCATGATGTAACATCACTTCAAGTTGTAGGAAGTCAATACCTGTTTCTTCTTTACGTGTGTAGTTAATCATCAAGGGTAGAAACTCGGCATAGCGATTAAAAATTAAACGGCGAAACCGATTTCTATGCTCGATAACTCGCCGTTCTATTTTTTGGTTTAACTCCGTTTCCAAAGGATTATGATAATTTTCGCCGATATAATCAATCGGAAAATTTACCATAATTTAAAAACTCCTATTCAGTTATTAAAATTTTATTGAAGAATGGAGATACTGCTTTGAAACTGTAGTAATGTAACCAGTGTGTAACTTCGTCAAACTCGCCATTATAAAATGGTGGTTTTAACATACCTTTTGTATAACGTTTGTATTTGATTGCATTAATGTCAAATACAAAAGCGAACAGGTCAGATTGTGGTTTGATTTCTTCAACGTTACCTTCAAACTCTGATAATTGTGATACATCATACGTAAATGTTGCTCCTTCTGGGATTACATCGCCTTTAATGGTTTGATAATCTCCAAAGGTACGCATATAGCGTATTGTTTCATCTTCTTCAATTGTAATTTCTGATGTTGTTTTATACACACCACCTAAGTCGTCAAAACTAATAATGTGGTCTGAAAAATCAATACCACTCACTTGGAATGTATTAGCAATTTTTGTATTGAGTAGGTAAGATTTCATTCTATCAGTTGTTAAAATCGCAATATCTTCTAAACGTGATACTGTTGTATAACGACCAATAGCACCACCTGAAGCAAGGCGAACTTCGTTGTATTTGTCACTGTTGTTTTGCATATTTAAAATACTTTCAAATACAGCTTCTTGTAAGTCTTCTTCAGATACCACTTCACGTTTATTATTGTCTGATAGGTTATTAAGTGCATAATCAACCATCATTGCGCGAATTTCTTTTTCTTCTAATACATTGATGTCTGAAATGGATTTATTGAGTACTGCAATGGCGTATTGTGTAGCGTCTGCTAGATTTGAGAAATTGAAACGTGCGTCATTGTTATTCAATGTAAATTTTTGTTTTTTAACAATGCCTGCACCGTATAATTTAGTTGCAATACGTGGATAATTACGTTTTAACATCAATTCTTCTGATTTACCTAAATTCATTGCTACTGGTACTGTATCCATAACAACATAATCTTCACTATATTGACCGATAAAATCAACTTCACGAGCTAACCAATTGAAACGGTTACCTAATGCAATGTCAATTAGGGCTGTTTCAGATAGCTTAGGAAATAGGTATTTATTAATGAATGTTTCAAATTCTGTTTGAACATTAGACCAACTTTCTCCAAAAGTCCAAGAATGGTTATAATCTCGGTTAAAATGTTCAAGTGCTTCTTGTGTTTTTACTGTTGCCTCTTTAACCATTTAAATTTGCCTCCTTATTCTTCATCTAAATTAGTATCTCTATCCGTTGAAGTACGTAACGTATGAACCGTTTTACCGTAACTATCTTCCTCTTTACGAATGTCAATACTCATATTGTCGTTTAATTCTCGTGATTTATCCATACGAATGTCTGAATAGTCTGCTCTCATCATGCCTCGCATGTTTCTACCTTCATAATTTGCCATGTCTCATACCTCCTTAAAATCCTAAAAGTTTTTCCAACTCGTCAAGATTTTGTTCTTCATTGTTATTATCATCAGAATTGTTTTCTGAATTATCATTGTTACTTTCATCTGATTGTTCGTTATTTTCGTCTGTCGGTTGTTCGTCTTGTGGATTATCATTGTTAGAATTTTGTTGTTCATCATACATTGATTTTTGAGCTTGTTCTATTGATGTTACTCGTTCTTCAATGCTAGATAAAAATTCAAACAATTCATCTTTCGTATTGATTTCCATAATTATATAAACCTCCTTTTTAATTATTATAACATACTTAATTGTACCAATACACCAAAAGAAGCAAAAGAGGAAGTTGAATCATTTGAATCATTTTGAATCATATTGAATCATAGTGAATCACTCGAATCACATTTTTAATTTGATCCATTCGGTGCGAAATAATCAAACGAAAAATTTTGTATCCGTTCGGTGAAAAATGAATCACTAGGTTTAAAGGGGGGTATGTTAAAA